GATAAGGGTACTACTGCAGAGAACGAACCCCTTGAGGATTCCTTCAAGGATATCGCAAACTATGGTGTCATCGCTATGATGGTACTACGAGGGAAGTGGCCTAATGATAGTAACATTAACTAAAGATGAAGTAAGAGTGTGTGCTAACCTAGCAGTTGAACGTTGGCTTGCTAAGATGGGTTCAGTTGACCGCCCAAATTATGCAGCAGGTAAACGATTGGGTAAGTTGGAACCTGAGATTAATGCTAACATTAGAGCAAACGTTGCGGAGTGGGCAGTAGCCCGTACTTATAATATGCAATGGTCTGTACCTTGGTATCCTAATGTACTTCATGGTCAGCGCAAGAACATCCCTGATGTTGGTGATGTAGAGGTACGTACGGTACGAACACGAGACTCTATTCCATTCTGGAAAAAAGATGTAGGGCGTACAATTTTTGGCGTTAAGGTTACAGATGAAGAATATTATTCTACTGTAGAAATATATGGTTCATTTAAAGCGGATGATTATATGACTGATGAATACTATCAAGCCGACATTAATGGGTGGCGTGTGCCACTATCACAGATACAGGAAGTGATTGTAGCATAATGGACTGGCAAAAGATTGAACCTTGGGAGTATGTAATAGTTGCAGTAGCAACTGAGTACCACAAGAAGTTTAATATGGTGGAGTATGATGATATCAAACAATCATTGTATCAATGGTTTCCCGAGCACCCTAATAAACTTGAAGAGTGGATATCCATTGGTCCGAAAGACGCAAAGAATTTAATCTATAGAAGCCTACGTAATCAGGCATTGGATTACTGTCAACGCTGGAAGGCTAAGTCATTAGGCTATGATGTGAGTGACTTGTATTATTATGAGTCAGATGTTATCGAAGCCTTGCTTCCACCTGTACTGAGAAATGAATGGGGTGTAACCCATAAGTTAAATCTTGGTAGGCCAGGAAGACCTAGTGCGCCTAGCGAAGGCGGTAATTTACAGGCTATGATGATAGAGATAGACTCCGCATACCTTAAGTTAAATAAAGATGAACAGAATATATTGTTCTTAAGATATGCAGAGTCTATGGACCATGGAGATATTGCCAAGGAACTAAACTGTGGGACACCCGATGCTGCACGCATGCGTTGCAATAGAGCATTACGCAAACTTGTAGCAAAGATAGGTGGATATCGTCCATTCCTAGACAAAGATACTCCAAGCCAAGTAACTGAGGAGCCAAGTGACCCAGTAGAGGGCGACGATTCCGAGCACAAGGATAACTGGGATGAACATGAAACAGATATCTCTGAGGAATCCGAAGAATAAACTCATGTCTCTAGTTCCCAATCTTCTAGTTCCATATCAATATCTATCTCCGCTGGGTCGATGTACATATTCTCTGCCTCATCATCAAGGGCGTGATAGATGTACTCATCTTCACTACGGTACTCAGGATACCATTGCAAGATAGGCTTGCCTTTATCTATCTCTAGATATGCAAGAGTCTTATCGAACTTAGGTTTAACAAGGGCAAGGTTGAACTCCCATATACCAACTGGAGTTGAACAGATATACAAAGGCACTAAGCCTTTAGCATTAGCGTTCTGTATGAGAAGTTCATACCCTGCCTTGTCAAGCATTACAGTATCATAGTGTTCGACCCGACAACGAACCTGGAAGTATAGACCATACTCCACTGATATGTAATGACTATCTGTATTTGGACAGGTAGTAGAGTCCTCATACAGATTTGCTTTTACTAATGCGAATAACTCGTCATTAGTTAATTCGTGTAGTGCTAACATGCTATCCTCCAGTTGAATAGAATCCAGTTCCTTTGAACTGAATTGCAGGTGGTGTGTATATTCTTGCAAAGGTGTGACCACAGTCACAGTCTACCACAGTATCTCTATCGTTTACATTGCGCGATAGAACTAAGTGTGCGTTGCATTTATCGCAGCGGTATTCATATGTAGGCATTAGAACCCTCCTAAATCTTCGTTAGTTGGGTGTACAACTGGTTGCCATGGGTCATCTGATTCCTCGGCAGGTGTCAAAAAGCGTTGTACATGCTCATTAAAGTACGCTTGCCATGCTGGTGTAGAGTAACCGCGACGCGTATTATTGTGTGCCAATTCGTGTAAAAAATCAGCCATGCTCATACTCCTCTGCTATCTTGTATAGTTCTTGGTCAATTCGCTGTTGCTCTTCGGCTCTTGCCCAGAACTCTGTTGTAATTATATCATATGCCTCACGGCATAGTCGCAATTCATATCCGTCAGGCTTAGGCACATGGCTTTTCTTCCCGTCGGTGTGTCGAAGTACGGCACGCATGATAGCATACAACTGGTCGTCATTAAACTCTATCGGCTTGTTCTTCCTAAGTCTAGGCATTACTCCTCCTCTGTATCTATTGGTGTTGGTGCTGTTGCTAGTGTACCACACTCAGCACACTCCATGTCAAGAAAGTACATGTCTATCTCCCCGTCGTCACCGAACATGGTCTTTACATTCCATATCTGTGAGCCACAAGGACATACACTAGTAGGTTCGCCACGAATATCCATAGCCTGTGTATAGTCAGGCTTCATCTCTGTTACATGCTTACTCACTCTCTTTTCCTTTCCATTTCGGGTTGTGTAATGGTATTACATTTACTTCTCTAGCATTAGCACAGTCAACAGGTGTCTTATGAAAGACCTGCGACTTGATTCTATTACTAAACAATTGCTTGTTGGATAGTACCACAGATAGTGGCTCGTTGTCAATATATTTACCACAACTTTGGCATAATAATTCTACAACTTCTGCCATTAGTACCACCCATTTACTTTCCAGTAACTCCACGCATGACATGGTGTGCCATACCTGTAGTATATATAGTCGAGCCCACGTTCTATCTGATACGTTGGCGGTGTCTTAGGGTCAAGCCCTAACAGTTGTGGAATACCACCAGCATGCTTCCCCATAATCCTAACACTATTATAAGCCTTAGGATTCCATGCTGATTCCTTACCCCACAATCTGTTAAGGCAAGACCATTGTTTATTCTGCCACACGCTGAGTTTATCACGTGCGTATGCTTTACTATCAGCGGTAGTCCATGTTGTGCGAACAGATATCTTAGTGTGTTGTTCTGTTGCCGTCTGACTATCACCGAATAGGAACACACCCATTACGAGTAACAGAAATATCATCGCTCTCATACGCGTTGCGCCTGTCTAACGCGGTGAGCAAAGTTAATCTTTAGTGTTCTAGATTTGTCGCGTGCCTCAGGATACTTGAGCATGATGCGTTCACCTGATAGTGTACCACCCCATATACCATTGTCCACATGCTCATCAGTCATGCCTATCTCTCGACAGTCATCAACTATAGGACACTTAGCACATATTGCTAGTGCCTCTACGGCTCTAGTAACTGTTGCTATTTCGTCAACCATAAATCTGCGACCGCGTGTTCCCTCATCTCTTGATGAGTCGGAGAACCATAAGTCGGGGTCAGCGTGACCCGTACATAATCCTTCAAGATACTTTATTGCCAAAGAACTCACCATCTCTCCTGTAAATACTACTCATAGCCTCTTGTAAACTATGATAAGCGTTCATTATAGCAGTATACTCTTCCCTTGTAAAAGGTGCGTAAGAACCTGAGTCATTACGCACAGTAAGTATTACGCCAGCAGCAGTTCTTAATGTGTAGAAGTGCTTGATAAGTTCTGTGTCCATTGTTATCTCCTAGTCCTCAAAGAAATCTTGCCACATGGTATCGGGTTCACCGCTATCACAGTCATCATCTTCATCATGCTGTCTCTCACAGTTGTCACACACAGGTTGGATACCTAGTGCGACATCATCTCCATTAAGCCAGTACGGTTCAGTCATTATAGTTCCTCTCTTATTGTTGAAGGGTGAGTAGTTTATACACATACTCAGGTGTTACTATTAGCACTCGAATACTGTGTCTACATACCCGTCTAGACGAGAGTGAGTAGTAACGAGCCCCTTGCTACCTGTAAGGTGCTTGTATGTGCCATCTCCGAGTGAGACCCACATGGATTTAGGCTTAAAGCGGTTCTGAATTGCCTTAGCCTTGACGATAGTGCCACGCTTAGGATAGTCTGATGACACATCATAAGCATTGTATGCGATTTCATCTGCGATTACACGCAGTTCCTCGGCTAAGCCGAGAATTGTATCTGCTGATACAGTCATTGTATTGCCTCTCTAGTTGGTGTTACTACCACAGGCACGGTGCTTGTGGTAATTCTTAGTATTGCTTATCGAAGTCAAAGTCTTTATGGTATTTCCACTTGGTTACATTATAGCATAGACAGTCTGCCTTGACAACTTCACAGTCAAAGCACATCTCGCATGACATACAGTAGTCAGGCTCTACATCTAAGTCCGTCAGTTGCTCGCACATGGGACATACATCTATGCGTACATCATCTCCCATGTAATCTGCTAGCGCATACTGATAGGCTAGGTCGTCGTCCGTTCTCATACTGCCTACCGCTACGGATAGCGGTGCTGTGTAATAAGTCTTAGGTACGGTGCGCTTGTGACTTGCGTTACTCCACCATACACCTTCGTCGTCCCATGTACCTAAGTTCTCGTTGATAAGATAGAACCCGTGCTTAGCACTAGGGTCTAGTGTGAGCACGGCTATCTTGTTGCCACTTGCCCACTTAGATACCATACTCCAGATAGTATCGTCATCTAAGGCAGACACGCCACCTATCTTGGGTAGCACATCTTCTGCGAATACTCTAGTATCCGAGCGTCTATCGCCATGCTCTATCGTTACATCTAGCATACCATTGTGCGCTAGATAAGTCAAGTCGCTACCACCTACCATAAATGGGTGACAATTCTGCTCGTTCTTTACACCATGCGTAGCATATCTAGCGTGCCACATAGCGTAGCCACTAGGATACTGCTCTCTTAGTTCTATGAACCGAGCAATAGACTTCTTAGCAGACATACTGCGCTCGCTAATAATCTGTCCGTCTGCGACTATGGCAAAGCCAAAGCCATGCGGATTACTACACGCACCAGCGTGTAAGTCACTTGCTTTAGGTGTGGAATTAGGTTCGCACACTACAAGTAAGCACATACTATCACCCCTTACGCTTCTAGTAGTTCGGGACTACTAAGTCGTACCGCACCAAGTTTATGTATGCGGTTATACAAGTCAGGATAGATACCATTGTTATCTGATACCCAGTCTATGAACCACTCCCATGATAACGCGCCTAACTTTACATCATCTAGGCGCAGGTTGCGAGTGTATTCCACCATAGCATGAGCCATGTCTAGCGTTGCTAGAACACCCTTGCTATTCATAGTACCACGAAAGAACCTAAGTTCTATCGTGTCCCTATTCTGCGTATTGACCGCAGAAAATCGTTCTGTGTGTACCCTATCGGGACTACTAACCTTGTGCTTGAGCGAGAACACGGGCTTGTCGTACTCGTCAAAGGTATAGCAGTCATTAAATCTAGCATAGTCGGACTTGCGACCTGCGAACTTCATCATGTGTTCTGAGTTCTTATAGATAAGACTCATGAACCTATGAGTATGTGCGCCACTACTAAATCCTGCCCTGCTTATGTGTATGTGGATACCGCAGTCACTCTTAGCGTCCCACGCTCTAGCACCATGAACGATACGCAGATTATCTATCGTATCCCATAATGTTTGAGAATTGTACCTGTATTCATGGTGTGTGTGTGGTTGGGTTACTATCTCGAACCCGTCATCACCCACTCGTTGATGATTTTTCTGACCGATACTACCATCATGCTTTAGTATTGCTATTCCCTTTAGTGCTTCGCTTGCGTATCGTGACGCGTCATTAAGGTCGCGTCTAATCTCGGTCTCTAGTTCTAGTCCGAGATATAGACCCTGCTTAGACACACCATGAAATTCTACATCAGGCTTACACCCGTACTGATGTACGGCTCTACCTGTACCACACGCACCGCGTCCACTACAAGTAGCACTACCACGAGCACCGCTTGTGTTGCCACAGTCGCACTCTTGAATATCGAAGAAGTGTTCTTGGCAGTCGTCACAATACCATGCGTTATCTTGATAGCATGACTCACAGATACATTGTTCTTGGACATAAGTGTAATCGTAATTGTCCGAGTAACTCGTACTACATAACTCACAATGCCATGTTCGGTTCTCGTAGCATGACTCACAGTATGAGTCGCCGTCATTTACATCTTGCGCATTGTCGCGGTGGTCATAGGTATCACACCTATCACATGAGAACGAGCAACTATCGCATAGTGCTTGGCTATCGTCCGTCCACCTTGTTTCGTCCGTGTGAACTAGTGTATTACATGACTCACAATAGTTAGAGCAGTCTACACATACATAGTAGTCATCATGCTCTCGTAGTTCGTCTATGTCGTACTCGGTATCACACCACTTACAGGTATTCTTGATTTCGTCCATTATCTCACCCCCTTTACATTACTCGTAGTATAGCATAACCTTTATGCTTTAGTCAAGTTGCGTTGGTTCGTGTCTATAATTGCGTTGCCAATGTATGAGCGTAGTTCTTGGACTTCACTCACTAATGTCCTAAAGTCGTTGCGTTGGTGCTGTTGTTCTTGTAACCTTAACGCTTGACGGATAATCTCTACCTGTCTAGGCGTTAGGTCTAGTAGTAGGTTCTCGTTCATTACCTACCTTGTAACTTGCGTAGTCTGCGCTCTAATACATAGAGCCTACGCATAGTGATGATTAGAACTAGGTTCATAGAGCCTAGTGCTAGGATAAGTGCGAATAGGTCACTTGTTGGGAGTGTCATTATCCGCGCTCTCTTTAGCCTTGTCGCGTGGTGTTGCGACTAGGGCATTGTACCAGTCTGAGTAATCGCTCATTACTGCTCCTTACACTTCTCTAGGAGATAGTTATTTACTATCTGCCAGTCTTGCTTGGTTACAGGTTCTACCTTGTTAAACGCCAATTCGCGTATAGTTACTTTAACTATGTCGCTTACTAGTGCCACTTGTTACCCCTATTCTACCATGCGACTAGACGACTTGTCTAGTCGGCACACCTTACGGCGTGTCGTGCCTAGTCGGGACTCGCACCCGATACTCTCGTACCCTACGGCTAGGCGTGTTGCTAATTCTTGGTCTTAGGTCGCCAGTCCCCACGCGCTATCGCTAACGCTTGTTGGAATTGGTACACCTTGCGTTCGTGTAGTGTTCGTCTATACTCTAAGTATAGTTCCAATTCTACCCGTTCTAGGGTCGTCATGGTACTCCTTACTTGTCGTGGACATTAAGGTTAAGGGCATGACTAGTATCGCTAGTCAATAAGCGCACTATTGCTAGTGCGGTAGTGTCGTCTAGGGTAGGCAGTACCCGTTCCACCTTGACGCGATTACTTACTACGGCACTAGAGCGCGAGCGTCTAGCGCGACGCAAGGCTTTACCATGCGCGGTGTCCGTAAGTCGTGCGCCACTAGTGCCTAGCCTACGCGGTGACGCGTGGACTTGACGCGGTGGTACGATTATGCTACCCATAGACCCGTAAGGGTTATAGGTCACTTTACTACTCCTTGCTTATAAGAATAGGCGACTTGCCTAATCTAGTGCCCGTCTAGGGTGTGACCCTATTATAGCATACCTTATGCGACGGGCGCAAGTCGTGTTATGTGTCGTGTCGTATTAGTAGGGTCGTGCTTAGCACGGGCGACCCGCTTCTACTACTAGGCTAATCGAGCCTACCAATACGGACACACTATGGACTTGTAATAAGTAGGGACGCTCTACCTTATCGGGTAGGTTCTACTTACAAGAGAGAGAATACACGACGGGGAGAATAAAGTCAATTCTGCCGATTATTCGGCGTGTCGTGTCGTTAGGGCTACGGGTCACGCTTGCCCTATCGGTGTTCTCTCTCTATTGACTTGTAGGGCACACTTTACACCCAAACGCCGAGCGTGTCAATAGGACAATTCGGACAAATTAGGACATTGTGATGTAGGTCACATGTGATGTGGGTCACACCTATTTATAGGGGTACAAGTCGGGCATTTCATTATAAATTATACTTATTGGGGCGAAACGGACATTTAGGATAAGTCGGGTGGATAGTCTACTCCCTAGTAAATAAATAAAGCGACAAGTAGATATATCGACAATTCTAAAGTCGATTAAGCGATTTATCGACAATTCATTTGACCCTAGACATATTTAATTTGGGTCAAAGGGGGGTATATAGTATCCCAAAATAATTTTCTGTTATATTAGCCCCCCTTGTATATAAGTCATATACCCCCCTATAAATACATACAAAACGGACATTTCGCTAAGAAATGTTCGCTTTTGCTATTTGAACAGGTTATCTTATATGTATAGAAATACATATACGGAGTCGCTCCGTTTAAGACTCCGCGACTCCTATATATAATATATATATAATATATATGGGAGAATACTGCCGTTTTGACGGTAGCGTTATATGACTGTTTCTAAGGGGATTTAACTGATGGGTAGAAAACCAGGAAAGGTTGATATCCCTAAGCGCGAGGCGCAAGAGCGGGTCCTAACGTCCCTCGCTCAGGGTACAACTATTACCGCTGCAATGGCAACCGTGAACCGAAATGAGGTCACCTACCGCCAGTGGACGATGAACGATGCTGACTTCAAAGAGCGCGCCGAGAAGGCCCGCCTAGAAGGTAAGGGTGTCAAGGCTGACTTAAAGGACATAAAGGAAATTTCGTTCCCTGACTTCTGTGAGCAGTTCCTAGATGCCAAATTGTTCAACCACCAGTTGAACTGGTTAGATTTGATGGAAGGCCGTGAGCCTAGGTGGATGCCTAGTGGCATGACATACGAACAGGCCGAGCCTGATAGAGTTTTGATTAACGTACCACCCGAGCACGCAAAGTCGACAACCATCACGACCAACTACGTTTTGTACACAATCGTGACTAACCCTAATGCTCGAGTGATTGTGGTCTCTAAAACCCAGGGTATGGCCCGCAAGTTCCTTGGGGCTATTAAGACACGACTTTCACACCCTGCCTATACCAAGTTACAGGTAGCCTTCGGTCCTAATGGTGGATATAAGGCTGACTCAACTCAATGGTCTGCAGATATGATTTACCTAGGAACGGGACGCGACTCAGGCGAGAAGGACCCAACCGTCCAGGCTCTTGGCTTTGGCTCCCAGATTTACGGTGCTCGTGCTGACTTGATTATCCTAGACGATGTGGTAATGAACGCCAACGCTCATGAGTGGGAAAAGCAAATTGAGTGGCTACAAAAAGAAGTAATTACCCGCCTGGGGCGGCATGGAAAACTCGTTATCGTTGGAACCCGTGTCGCGCCCATTGATTTATACAAAATGATTCGTGACCCTCAGCAGTGGTCTGGTGGAGTATCTCCCTTTACCTACTGCGCCATGCCAGCCGTTCTGGAGTTTGACGAGAAACCTGATAACTGGAAAACGCTTTGGCCAAGAACTGATTTGCAAGAAAATGCAAAAGATGACATAGGACCTGATGGACTTTATCCGAAATGGGATGGACCCTCTCTCTTTAAGAGACGCTCTCAAGTTTCGCCATCTGTTTGGGCTATGGTCTACCAACAAGAAGACGTCATCGAAGATTCTATATTCGCGCCAACAATTGTTGCAGGATGCGTCAACGGTATGCGAAAGCGCGGACCGCTTAAACCAGGTGCTCCAGGGCATCCGCAGAATTTAAACTCATCATATACGGTAATTGGTTTTGACCCTGCCGTAGCGGGACGGTCCGCCTTCGTGGCGGTTACCTTTAACCGTGTAGACAGCAAGATATATATTCTTGACTGCGTCAACATGGTAGACCCTTCCCCTCAAAAGGAACG